AAATCCTCTAATGCTCTTACTGGTGGATTGCCTTGTCTTTGTTCCCAACCTGATTCCCAATTAGAATTATTTGCTAATGTGGAAGGTATATGATCGAATGTACCATTACCACGTGGTACATAGTTTTGTCCAAACCGTACAAAGTCACACATTACGTCTTCAAGATCTTTTGGTTTACCACCTGTTTTCTCACGTAGTAAATCCATAAAGGCATCTGCCTTCCAGCCTGACGATAGTTTCTTCATACAACGTACGGCATTGTTACCTAAGTACGTATGACTATCTACATCAGCAAGCTCGGGAAAATAATCAGAACAGTCCATAGAGAAAGCCGCATACTGAAAATTAAACTTTCGGTGACCATTTCGTTTATTGTGTTCATTAAGGTGATCGACAATATCTTTATGGCCTCGCTTCTTCTTATATAAAAACTCTCCTGTACTATGTATCAAGTCAGGTAATTCCTTAGCCATAAAGTCAACATTACTTACACCTTTTTTAGGTGCAGGTGGTTGGTTACCAATAGATGTAAACATTGACTTACCCGATTCTTTTGTTTGAACCAGATCTTCGGCCATATCTTGTATATCTCTATGTTTGGACCAATGCTGAATAATGTTGTTACGATAGCCGTGATCGTTCTCAAAGCTCGCACCAGAGCCTGTAATTCTGTGGCACATAAAAGTATATAGCCAAGTTTCTATAGGCCAATTAATGTCATCATTCTTTGTATTGATTTCACGTCGGTCTTCCTTTTGCCAACGCCACTTAGGTGTTTTAGATCCAAACCTTAGATCTTGTAATACATTTGAAAAGCCTGCAGCATTTCTTGTTTTACAATCATAGATGTCTATCTTCTGCATAAGAGGATCGTTAATTAATTCATTTGCTTCTGGACCTTCGTAATCTAGTTGTCCCCAGTTTACGTTATCTTGCAACCATCCAGCCTTTGGATAATAGTAATCAACTAAAACATCGATTGCTTCTTCATTTAACATCTTTAGGCCATTCTCTATATGAATCAATCGTATCAGCTAAACCTAAGTTCTGTAAGACAGGTTCTTTACCTACGTTCCAGAATAGAATATCTTTCTTTCCGTCCTTAGGAATATACTTCCATACTTTGCCATCGTAAGTATCTATAGTCGGGAAAGCTGGTAAGTTTTCTTTCTTTCTCAGAAGTAGTAAATTGCAAAGGATCTGATATAGGTTCAGCCTTACCAAGTTCACCGGCTTTCATATTACGCGATACACAAACGGATACAAACTCAGCATTAGGCCAAGCTATTTGCAGTCCCCGTGTGAGCACACCCGTGGACGTGGCTGTGTATACAACTTCTGGTTCTCTTATCTTAGACGCAGTCTTTACTATACCTGCCGTAACCATTTCATGTTTTAAACCAAGAGGCACAAAGAAAGCATTGTCATATTCATCAGCCCACTTTTTTGCAATTAGATTAAGGTTTGGCATTGCAGCAATTCTATGAAACTCTGCTTTTGCACCACGTTCTATACAACAAGCCTGATGATCAGAAATACGTTTAGAAGATGGCATAAAGAGTTTTACATCTAGATCATGCCGCTTAGCCACATCAAGAATAGAAACACCAGCAAGACCAGTCCGAGGTTGAACATAGACGATAGTATCAATTTTGTCAGGTAAAGAAGAGATGAGACAATCCCCGCCACGAACTTTACTGCCAACCAAATGATCATCGCGCACAACACGAACAGAATCAAATTCGTCAACAATTGGTATTCCATAGGGGTCCTCCCAGTTCTTTGCTAAATCCAAATAATATTCTTTTGGATCTCCATACAATGGATGTATATCTTTATTGACTCCGTCAACTACGTGATTATTATGTGGCAAGAGGAGATACTCCCCAATCATTCCTACGGTAATAAGGTGGAGCTACGTGAAAACTAGAACCATGTTCCATATACGTATTTGCATATTTTTCAGGATCCATAGTATACCATTCTTTGGTGGCATTATAACTTTACCTTTTGCTTCATCATGTAAAATTTCAATAAACTGATTTGTAAGATCCCAGCGTTCTTGCCAAGATCCATAGAAAGGTTCTTTCTTAAAATATCCTGATTTAGGTATACGTCTACCTTCAAACTCTACTGGAACAGGAGCACAAAACCATACGTCATCACCAACTTCATTGCCTTGACGAACATACTCTTTAAGAGTATACTTTAGACTAAAATTATGATGACGTAGAATATGATGCCTAATATCAATAGATCCAAGACAAAGAGTAATTTTATCGTACTCGCCTTTAAGGTCAAAACCTTTCTTAAGAGTTCCAAATAATGTTTTACCATCAGTTCGAAATACCTTATCACCTTTACCGCTAAATGCTATTGTGTGAGAATCACCATAGATAGCAGAATTAGTTTTAATATCTTCTTGTTTAAGTGAAGTAATATTACTTATACGCTCTGATACTTTATCACACCAATCGTTATTGATGCCATTATAAGTCGTGGCATTACCAATACGCTTACGAAGCATCTCTCCGTAGTTTGGCATATCCCAATCAAGAGATATTACTTTTTTACAAGCCATAACAATATTGATCTTGTCAAAAACTTCTTTAGTGGCGCCACCAAATAAATTAAGTGTACCACCAAAGTTTGCACCATGATCTATATAAACTGTATCAGCACGTAGAATATCAGGTGTACATTTATTATTAATAGATGCACCTAATTGCTCACTCCAAAGTTCAGCCCAACCTCTTGTATGAGATTTAGGATTCTTCGGTATATTCGATATCGGATTGGTTATAACCATCATACTGTCACGAAGTCCCATTTTACTCCAGCCTCTTTAAATATTCGTCTACTTTGAATCCATGAATCAAGCCACCGATCTGTAATCTTTTGATGAGGCATCACAACTCGGCTGACGCCGACTTGAACAACACCGAGGGAGCAAGATTTACAGACCGGTAACCCATACACGTACAAGGTGGAGTTATCGAGGGAGACACCATTGTACGATGCATTATAAATTACATTCATTTCTGCGTGAACGATGTAATTGTATTTTTGTTCTCGATCATTTAGACGCTCACCGCTGTCTACTATATTTCGAGGAAATCCATTATAGCCACAAGATAATACTTGTCCTTTATCACCTATGGCAACCGCACCAATTTTACTTGATGGATCTTTTGACCAACTTGCAAGTTGCTTAGCTAGTTCTAAATATCTTATATCCCATTTATTTGACAAGTGCAAAATGCCTTTCATATACGTGAAGATTCTGAACTTGCCAGTGAATATAGCCAGGTACTATTTCTTCATTACGTGTAAAACTAATATCAGATGCCAATTTACGCAACACATATTGTTGCCAAGCATAATCATTCTTATAGCCAAAGACAACATCATTTGAACGCATTTGTACAACACAATCTAATCTGTAGTCTCTAATATAATAAGATACAGCATTAGTACAAATGAAATCATTCTTATCGTTTTCGTTGTATTCTTTCCATATGCTCGGACGATTATATATCATTGTACCGCGTCTGCTATCTGAATTATTTACTAGCTCATCTAGTGCTTGATCATACTGCTGATAAAATTTTGGACTATAAATGAGATGACCATAATTAGAATTAATCTCGCCATGATCGTTAGCAGCATATTGCCACGCGTGCGGAGGAGGTTGTTTATTGTCTCTTCCATAAATATCATGTATATTAGTTGATTGATTTTCATACCATGCGATTTCTGCATCTACATAGGTTTGATTAACTTTTCCAAATATTGCTGGTTCGTCGGCCATGAAATTAGCTCCAATAAGTTCAATGGTCTTTTGTCCAGTTTTATCAATAGTAAATGCTTCGTCATTTAATTCACCAACAAAGAATTTACGTATATCAGTTACGCTCGGAAGGTACATCACAAACTCTCTTTCTCAAATCGCTACTACTAAAGCGATGGTCCCTCTTATTAAAATATATTTGAATGCCACGATTACGACATTCATCCTTACCAGTAAAATCCTTAAGTCTATATTCTTCACCAAGGATTCTAACATCAATAGGGTACATGTTTATTATATCAAGTAAATCACGTTCTGTACAATAAACAATTACCTCATCGATATATTTTACGGCATGCAATTGTGCTTGCCGTTCTACAATAGTTTGGACCGGAGGATTTTTATCACTCCGGTCCAAGGACGGATCGACTTGCAAAGCTGCAATCAAATAATCACACTGAGATTTAGCTTCTCGAAGCATGGATACATGACCAGCATGAAGGAGGTCAAAGGTGCTAGCCGTCAGTCCTATTCGCATTCTTATCTCTATTTAAAAAATCACGATTTGTATCTTGTCCGTCAATACCACCACGTGCATACGCAACAGCAAAAGACGAATAGTTAATTAGATCTTTGAGTGAGTCCTCAATGGACTCAAAGTTTGGTTCATAATCAGGATCATTCTCCATTGCTTCGAGAACAGACCATAATCGAATAGTTTTTGTATTGATTAATTCCATAATGGACATTACACCACGTGGATAGTAATCAGCTTGTTTGATACGTGAATTAGGGTTTTGATAATCACGTGATTTTCTATCTTGAATCTCTGCACATTCTTGCAGAACTTTAATTGATTCTTTCATATTGACCTCTTTTCTCTTTATATTCTATCATATCTGAAAGTATTTGTACACAGTTATTTTTCACTTTTATTAAAATAATACCAATTATCATCCATTCGAGTTCCACGCAATCCTTCAAGAGCTTTAGTCATATTAACTTCTTGTATCTCTTTAAGAGGATATTGAAATCGTTGGCTGCCTTTCATATCGGGTTCTAATCTTATTAATGCTTGTTTAGCATCGACAAAGTCAATAATTTCATACTCAACTGATTCACCTAACTCAAGTCGTTTATATGGTTTTATCCACATCCATATTCCGAGTTTGTCTATCTTACCTTCTATAATCTGTTTCTGAATATATGGTGATACGTGTACACCAGCTTTAGAATATATCTTATAATCTATATTACCAAGTACTTTATGAGTTGTGTCATATTCATATCCGTCATACAACGTTTGAAATGGATCGACCTTTGCTTGGTGCCATTCTACAAACTCACAATCCCATTGAAAATATGGATCTAAGTTTTCACGATTATCTTCTGCAATACGTTCGTCACGTCTTACAATAAACTCTTTTGCAACTTTACCTTTATAACGACTCATTCATCACCTATATGTCTTTAAGAATAAACCCTACTGATTCTCTCTTAATATCTTGATGAGCAAATTCTGCCCAATACAATTCAAATGCAACTCCGTCTTCAATGCATTCAAATTTATGATATAAACCTGGCTTTACTTTTGTGTAATCACCTGGATATAATATAGTCTCGTCACATAAGTCATAATCTTTTTGCCATACTTTAATGAGCATAGTACCAGACTCACAATAGAAACCGTTCCATTTATATTCATGCAAATGTTTTGAGCAAACGCCACCTGCTTTCATTTCGATTCTATGAAACTCTAAAACTCCGTTAGCTTCAACGAGTTCAGTAGTTCCCCATACTTTACCTGCTTTCACTTGTTTCTCCTTTACCTATTTTAATATACGCATCTTGAAGTTGTTTTTGCAAATCTCTTACATTACGTTTTAGCATTTCTATTTCATCAGCTTGTGCTATAATCATCTTGCGATTCTTTTCAGCTTCCATTTCATCAGGTAACATTACTCAGTCCTTGTATAATATGGTTTACGACAAATAGTTCTACCTGAAGATAGTTGACGAGAACAACGCCATTCTGCTGTATCTTCCCATTTCCAATCAGGTCCTCTGAACCAAGGTTTCTTTTTAAGAAACTCTCTTATCTCAGCAACTTCTATTTCTTGTTCATGTGTACGATACTTTTGTACGCATGCAGCTGCCTTTGCATAGTTATAGTTATCAAAGTTTTTTGATTGATAATCCATCATACAGTCTTTGATAAAAGCATTATCAGCCATTACCATAGACGAGGTGCACATTATTATAAATGCTAACATAATATATTTCATTATAACTTTCCGTTTCTCATAATATATTCTAATGCTCTATCAGCCTCTGTTTCCATCGGTCTGTTCTCATACCAATTGCCGTTTTCTTGATCAAACTGTTTACATAGTTCAGCAATCTCATATGCCTGAATAGGATAACCACGATAAGTGGCATTACCTGCAACCTTTACCATGATGGCATACATCTTTGCATACCAACCGGTATTACTAATAGTCTGATACTCAGCAGCTAAATCTTTCGGCCAGAATGGACAATCTCTATAACCAGACCAAAAATAAGTTGTATTAGTTAACTTACTTTGTTTGTATTCTAATACGGCTGCTTGTAGTTCCGGGTGGCAATCTATCTAAAAAGTTTTTAGAGTCTCTGCTACGGTCGTAAGGCCATTTGGCCATAAGATGGTCAACGTCAACAGGATGCCCACTATTATCGAATATAAAGTTGTGAGCACCAACATATTTCGCTGGTATGTAATACATCCTCGATAGATCTTTAGTCTGTGCATCTCCAATGTCTTCGAGTTGCTTGTTGAGAGACCACCAGAAGTGCTTAATCTCAGATTGTTCAACCTGTCGTTCAAGTTCAAAGACAAGTCGAAACTTCGGCTGATCGAGTGTAGAGCTGGCAGTACTATAGCAAATAAAATTATAATCACCAAACCGCATAACCAAGTCATCTTTTAAATCTCCTTCGTATTCATAATCGTCAACATCAACAGCAGCCCAACCTGCCCAAGCCAAAACATTTCTGTTCGCCCTAGTTGTCCCATCCACATAAGTAGCTGGTGAAATAAGCTCTGCATCTTTTTTACCTTTTCTTTCTAGTTCGCTTAAATGAAATAGCAAACTACTAAAGTCACTCCACGAATGGAATGACATTTTTCTGTGAGTTTTATTGTCAAACGTACTCTTAAAGAGCGTTAGGGAAGTCACCATGATTATCCTCATGTGAGGGTGCAGTCCACCCATCTGGTTTTATTAAATCAGGTAATCCAAACGGATTAGGACGACCTTCTTTTATACCTGGACTTTTTGCCATATTTGCTTCATAAACAGCATCCCATGCTTTATGAGCATCCACGCCAAAAACATCAAGAGTACCAATGGCAAAAACACAAAGATCAATAAGACCGTCAACAATTTCTTCGGGATCTCCTTTAGTAAAAGCATCACGCGTTTCATCTAATTCCTCGCGTACCATATTTAATCTAAAGTTAAGATACTCTCGCATCATAACGTTGTTATCTTTATTTGCTTCGAACCATTCTTTGACGCCAAATTTATTGTGCATCATATAAATGTCATTTGCCCAATCATTCATATATTTTCTCCATTTTTAATATTATACCACATTTTGGATTTCTTGTAAACACTTATATGTGTCTTTCCATGAATTAACTGCTTTTACTATTCCACCTTCTCTTTCAATCTTTGCTGCAATAGAATAATCATTACCTCCAGGCATTGTCTTATCACCAAAGAACACCACTTTGTTTGCATCAAAGTTTTTTACTATTTGTTCTTTACCCATCATATGAGGAGTTATATCTATACCAGTTTCACCAGCGACGGTTGCTGTTACTAGATCGGCGCTAATATCCCACCATTCTTGTTCATACCATCTCTCATTAAATCTTTTCGCAATACCTTCTCGTTCTTTATGTTTTTCATCCCATCGCTTATACATTGCTCTGCCTTCTAAGCCACCATAGCTACCTAGTACACTAAAGTTTAGTAGACCAACACGCTGATCAAAATGATCACCAGTCTTACTAAAGAATTTTGATTCTTCTAATTCATTTAATAACCATTTATGATGAGGATCAGGTAAAGTCCAATCGTTTTTATAAATTTCTCTATTACCGTGAAAAACATGGTTACCTGAACATTGATAAACTTTTAAACACATATCATAAATCGGTTTAGGTATCTGTTCAAGAGTTTTCTTTCTATCAGAACCTGTAATCATATAGCATTCATATGTTGTTACAAAATCTTCAAAAAATAAAGCAAACTCAGTATTCATTCTGCCACGACTTGGTGTAAGTGTACCATCAACGTCAAAGATATAAATCATACCAGGTGGTATATTCCAATATTCTTTCTGTTCATCAGTCTCAGCAAATGCTTCTATATCATCACGGTTTATCATCCGAAGAAATCCTCCAATGTGTTTTTCTGTTCGACCCGACCAGCCAACAGCGTCAAGAATTGGTAAGAGAGGTTCAATAAATGTTTTGTCAAACTGTTTATTGTAATCCACATAATTATGTAAGCCAAGACTCTCAGGCAAATAACCTGGAAATGCAATCACATTTTCTTTGAGTGGATTAGGCATACGCATGTAACAAAACTTAATCTTCTCTCCGTTTTGAATTAGGGGATACATTTTGCCAAGTGATTTATCTTTAATAGACTGATTATACATGATAGACCCACGTACGTGGATGGGTGTACCTTTGGCATACAATGTACCTTTACGAGACCACTTAGTTATATCTTTCACACCTCGTGGAAACGAAACTTGCTCGGGAGGTAATGACGTAAAGGCTTTACGAAAATCTGCAATAAACCTTTGAGTTTTATTCTCATCACCTTCAATAATAATCTTGAACATCTCTTTGAATTTAGTACGAACAACTTCTGGAGTTGAAGACTTAATTGCCTCAATGCCCATGATCTTAAGTTTAGGTTCGGCATATTGTACACCTTCAGAGTTGTGTACGTTTAGAATATATCTTTTCTTTGCCGTCCATATACCACGATTTGCAATAACCTCACGTGCCATAACCATACGGTTAACATAGCCTTGTTGCTTATCAAATAGTTTGGCATAAGATTTCTCTAGGACTTTTTCAAAGTGCTCAGAACAAATCTTGTCGAGTGCTATTACTGGATCTTTAGGATTTAATTGCTTAACTAACGGACCCATGTTTATGTATAATGAATCGGTATCCATTGCAATTACGTAGTCACGATTATCTGTCTTAAGAATACGATTCATTTCTTTATTCATGGCCTTCTCAGCCCACATGATAGACAACTGGCCGGATAGAGTAATACCTTCGGCCATACGCATATCAAAGTAACGGAAGTGTTTATTACCGAGTGCGCCATAAAGTGAGTTCAAGAGAATCTTAATAGCCATTTGCTGATTCTCAAGTTGGTTGATTTCTTTCTCGAGATGAAATGTCTTACCTTTTTGATATTCACGTTCTTTGGCAAGCATTTGTTTTTTGACTTCGGAACGTTCGGAATAATAGTCTACAATAATCTGAGGCAAGATACCTTGATGAGATTTATCATAGGTAGAACCATTGGCTGCAATAGAAATATTATGTTCACGAAAGTTACGTGGCACCGGATCAGACTCAAGATAACCGAGTACACCATTTGGTGCTTGAGCCGATGTAATTGTTTCAGGCGACATATTGTATTGTACAATAAGATTAGGATACAGAGAGTTTAAATCGAACGATACAACCCAATCGTGCGAGCCAACCTTTGGTTCTTTCACATAGCCACCTGGATATGGTAGTTTAGCCTTTACTTCATTAGGTGGAACAATAATATTCTTTTTGTTAAGTTCACGATATATGATTGAATCCCATATAGCAGTCGTACCCATCGTATCGGCTAAAACTACTCCACCTTTATATGCTACGGTAAGGGCAAGATTGATAAGACCCATCTTGTCATCGATACGTTGTACAAGTTGAACGTCTTTGATATTATAGTCGATAAATTTTTGGTGATCGTTTTTATAGAGCGTATGAAGACTACCATGTTCCTCATAGGATAACTTCTTCTCACCGAGCACCGTATAACCGATATGATCGAGTTTATAGGATTCTTGAGCACCATAGGAATAACCGAACTTCTTGAACAATTCAAGATAGTCTGCTTGTTCGATACCAAAGATTTTGTATGTATCGGACATAGTTATATCGGAATCTACTATATTCCATGGCGATAATCGTTTAACGGCTTGGTCAGAACCAATTCGAGTTAATCTGTTAATTAAGTATGGTATATCAAAATATCGACAATTCCAGCCAGTAACTACATCAGGATAATTATCAGACCAGTACTTAAGGAAACTGGCAAGCATAGCTTCTTCGGAATCAAACTTTTTATATTGAATCAGATCGCCATGCATTTCTATCTGACATTTTTCTACGTCATAATCACCGAGACCCCATACATGATATATGGAAGACTTACTGGATTTAAGAGCAATAGAAATGATTGGATGTAATGCTTCGTCTGGTTCAGGGAATCCATCATCAGAAGCAACCTCAATATCAAAGTTAACCACATTGATATGAGCTGGATTGAATTGAATATTGTTAGGCCATTTTTCGGCAATGAATTGTGTTGGCCACCGGTCCATACCATAGATTTTAAACTCATCAATATCTTGATATTGTTTCATGAATTGCTTGGCTTCACTCATACTATCAAATTTAATAGGAGCCACCGGTATACCATCAAGTCCAAGGAATGGAGATTCCTCGTTAGACTTAATATACAATGTAGGTTGAAATCTTACTTTAGATTGAATAGGTGCACCTGAATCATTATATCCACGATATAGGATTTGATTCATGTGACGATTTACTGATGTATAGAATGACAAAAGATACCTCCGTGTATGGAGCCATTATATCACGAAAAAAGGGGGTTGTACACCCCCGTTTTGTTATTGTGGAAAATATTTATTTAGCATTTCAACTTGATCATTATATCTTGCAATCTCATCTAGTTCTTGTTCAATTGCTTCTATAATGTCTGGATGCTCCCCAACTCCTGCTGGGTTTGTCATATAAACTTCTACGTTAGCTTTATGCTTTGATATATGACCATTTGCGTGCGCTTTAAGTGCTTCGAGTAGCTGTAGTCTCATTATTTCTCCTATAGGCTGAAGGGGCTTTCGCCCCATCAGTTCATTTCAATTTCGAAACTTCGAGCATGCATTGTTTAGCTTGCTCATGGTATCCTTGGCGAGACAGCTCAGCGGCTGCTCTAGAATAACCAACGATATACATTGTTCTGTTTAAGGATGCCCAAAAACCAGATAAAGGTGCAAATGTGTATCTCATTATAGCTTCAGTCATACCCAACCTCCTAAGTTGCTGTTTACTTCAGCAGCTCTTTTATGGTCGCGATGTCCGTTTGCTACGGCGTATATATCACATCGGCCTATTCCAATGTCATTAAGTTCAGCAGTTGAAAGAGCACTTAGCTCTCTAATTGTTTGCCTTACTTTTTTATTTCGTTGGTAACCAGCGTTCCAATTTTTTAGTAAACCTACTAATCCTTCAATCGGATTCCGTAAGTAATTGCTTAGTACTAGTATGTGTTGTGTCATTTGATGATTCCTCGTTTTGACCTATATTAATCTTACGAGGACGCATTTCTTCTGGAATGACATACTTCAGTTCAATTGCAAGTATACCATCCTGAATATCTGCTCCGTGCACTTGTACGTGCTCAGACAGCCTGAACGTACGCTTAAACTTCTTGGTAGAAATACCACGATGAATAAACTCACGACCTTTTGACTTATGATCGCCCGCTACTGTTAATGTACGATCCTTAACCTCTACAGATAATTCATCTTGTGAGAATCCAGCAATTGCTAATTCTATAAGATAATCTGATTCACCAGTCTTAATAATGTTATGAGGTGGATAATGATCATTCGCGTGTTTAGCTGTCCATTCAAGTTCATTGAATAGATGGTCAAAGCCAACGAATGAGGAACGGGGAAATAGTGTGTGTAAGCCTGTCATTGTTATCTCCTTTTGATCAAGCAAGATTGAAATGTGACCGGATTATTCCGCATCACAATTGTATTTATACAGTACAGCTATTACCTTACGGTATAGCTGTTATTTGTTACCTATATTATACTTAGGCAACAATTCCCAATTATTCTTATCTTTATAAGAAATAATTTTTATTTGACGAAGTGGCGCGCATTTAAGATCGGTACCGTTTAGTACAGTTACTAGTCCCCAATCACTAAGCAATGTCGCTATCGTATTCCTACGTTCAATGTCTGTCTCTTCTAAGTTTGCTTTCTTACTATCAAGTAGAAATAGCTCTTTAAAATGCACGATAAAATATCGGCCTTGTTTGTGTAGAATATGACAGGATTGAAATAATTTCTTTTCTTTACGTGATGCAACACCAATACGTGTTAAAGTTTCACGGACTTTCAGGAAGTCATCTGGTTCATTCAAGGTAATTTCCAACATATCTGTTGGATTCCATATTACCGTTTTATCTTCTTCTTCCACCTTTACTCACCTTGTTTTTTATAATTGTTATTTGGTCAGGCGATAGAAGTGTCAGGGCTTGGCGGGCTTTCTCATTACTATACCCATAATATTCCTTGACAGCATCAATATCACTTTCTTTTTGAGCCTTAGCCCATTTAGAAAACCTTTTACGTTTTCTGATCATATTTATAAGAAATTGATATTGTAGTTTGTTGTCAATCTGGTGGTGTCTATTCATTTCATTAGTAACGATAATAGTATCTTGAAAATAAGATAAACCTCTATTTACCATGAATGAGTTGTATGCTTTTTCACAATCGTCATCAATCATAATATCTTGTTTAGTTAGATTGATACTATTTAAATAATCAAAATGATTCAAAATCCACCTTCAACCCCACTGTCTTGACTTGTCCATTCTAATGATCTTATTCGGTCCCACAATACATCTTCTGTTAAATCTACTGAATTACCTTGTTGAACATCAGTATCTCGATAATATAATTGTGGATATGTTTTGTGGTCATTAGGTAATGGATGGTTATGCAGAACAGTATAATCTATGTTCCACTCGTCTAGCTTCTCTTTTAGCATATGACAATAATAACACGAATCTTTAGTAAATAACACAAGTGATTTTAGTTTCATTACATTTTTACCAATGGTTCTACATTAGATACGTCATGAAAATCATTTCTATAATGAGTTCTAGCGTAACTTTCTTTTACAATATAACCATCTTTTTTTCTATATACAGTATACTCTTCTTTTAATACATCAGTTTTATCTGCTTTAAGTGCTTGTGTAAAAGGTCCTTCGTTCATGTTCTGCTTCCTCTCAATGCAAAGAATAATCCACCTACCCATAAAAATACATGTAAGTTATCATACAATATAACATCTAATAAACTAGTTGGTTCACCAATCCATATAACTCCAGTTGCGATACAACATATCGTAATACCCGAGAATCGTGTTAGTGCATCTCCTACATCTTGAATCCAAAAATCCCAAATATAATCACCTGCTATTTTAGAAACTAAAATACCACTAACTAATAAGCCTATGCCGGCACCAATCTCTCCGTACACTACAAACCACCATACTATAGCAGGTAAGCCCCAAGATTCAGCATCGTCTATATTAAATGGCCACTTACTTAATCCTTGTTGTAAGAATACAATTGCAAGCGGTATACGTAATAACCAATGGCTTAAACAAAATTCTGGTATTTTACTTATTATCTTTCTCATTTATTTTGATCCTTATGAAAACAATCGAATTGTACAGCATAATATTCATTCTTAATAACTTGCTTCCAATTCTTTTTAGAAGCAATTATCTCGCATTGTTCTTTAGTAAATAACTGTTGCATTATATATTGATTTCCCATATATTGCCATTCAGTACCTGTATTGCCCCACATTGAGACAACTAATAAAAATTCTTTCATTACTTAAACTCCACGTTTGCCATGATCTCAGTCATACATGCTACGACATTTAGTTCATGGTCTGCCACAAAGGCATTTTTATATTGATAATCAGCAAGAATCAAAACAAGTTGTGGAATAGATTGAGGTACAACGTAATCATTCATGGAGTCATATATTCCACGAAAGATAGCGGTTGCATCTATATCCATACTATTAACGACCCAATGACGCATATTCTTAAAGTCTTTGTCTTTAAGAAACTTAGCTAGTTCACCAAAAGAAGTAGAATTACTAGAGATATTATTAACAACCAAGTTACCACTACTAGAGTGTCTTTGGCTTTCATTTAATACTCTTCTCCAATCAGGTGCATATTTCATCACAAGATCGACAGGTGTTTTATCGTCGTGCTTTATTCCTTCCGTATCTAGTATATATAAAAGTCGGGAATAGAAGTCTTGCGCAAGCTTAGGAAGATCCTTTTTACTTGTATTAAATTCATAGACACCACACCGAGAATGAAGCGGATCTATAATCTTATTCTTAAAATTACAAGTAAGGATAAATCGACAATTATTAGCAAACTCTTCAATAAAACCACGAAGAGCTGGCTGAGTCGATTGAGCATTTAGATAATCAGCTTCGTCAAGGATAACAACTTTGTATCCACCTTGCAATGAAACTGATGATGCGAATTGTTTTATCTTACCTCGTAAGGTATCGATATTGCCTTCTTCAGAACCATTGATCAAGATATAATCTAGATCTAGTTCATTACAAAGGGATTTAGCAACAGTTGTTTTACCAAGACCGGCTGTACCGGTGAAAAGCATATTAGGCAATTCACCGGTAGCCACAACATCATGGAACTGTTGTTTGAGTGTTTGCGGAAGAGTACAATCCGCAATTGTTTTTGGCCGATACTTTTCGACCCATAAAAAATCTGACATTATAAACCTCGTTCAAGAAATACATTATACAATAAAAGGGGAGGTTTGTAAATATTAAGATTTACTAGCTTCGTAGTTTTCACCTAGTGAGATAGCTTTCACACATTGATCTCGTAACTGACCAATAGTTGATAACTCTTCTCCACGGAAGCCACCACGTTGAGTGACAGCATCAATGACCGCAATCATTGAACGACCCATTTGTGTTGATACCTGATAGATTTGATCATGATCAACAGGTGCGCCTTCAGGAGCTGGTGCTCCCTCAAGAGCTGGTGCAGTAACCATATTTTCGGCTTTAGCCATTTTATTCTCCATATGTTGAGGATTTTTCTAGAGCGATCCAATATGATACGCCTAGTTCATTATTAGAAAACTCTGAGATGAGTTTAGACGAAATTGCCACGTGGTAATCACCTGGTATAATCTTAAGATTAGAGATACTTATAACAAAGTTAAAAGGATCTTCAGGATAATTGCCGGCTATATCGATAGCGAATGTATTTGATGTAGCATTTTTACTATCAACAACTGACAAAGTTAGATGACCATTACCTGGTGTAATCGATACTTCATCATGACCAAGAGCCGCCGCGGCACGTTTAATACGACTCAGTGTATTAGCATCTAAAGTAAATTGTACTTCGCACTGAGGCATTACAATCTTTTTAGATGGTGATGTCAACATGTCCGGATCAGAAAAGAAATACTTAACTTTTGACCGGCCAGATGAATCACTAATGAGCACATAATCTTTCTCGAAAGATAGATTAGGTACATCAACAAGACCTAGGACATTTAAAAATTCATTTAAGTCATAGATCCCGAAGTTTTGAGGAAAGTCTTCAACAGTACTTGCTGCTGATAAAACATTCTTCGCTTCAGAAATAGTCTGAATATTATTGCCTTCGTTGAAAACAATGTTAGAATTAATACCTGCATAGTTCTTAAGAATCTGCAGGGTATTTTCACTTAGTTCCATGATATACTCCAATTTAGAATACTATTATACGATATTTTTGAGTGTTTGTACACCACTATTTTACCTTGCTAAAGTTTTTATCTTTAATAAATTCCATCTTAGATTGAAACTTATCATCAAGGATTTCACCTTTATGTGATATAACGAATACATTAGTGTCTTCGCCAAACGCATAAATTATTTTCATTAGATTACCAACTCCATCGTGATCCAGTGACGAATCAAATGTCTCATCAAGTATGAGTAAGTTAGTAGCTACTGAATTTTTCATCTTGGCAATCTGACGCCAAGTAAATAATAAAGCCAGATCTATTCTTTGCTTCTCACCTTCTGAAAACGAATCATAAGAAAAGTTATCACGATGGCGAGACCGAATAGTTTCAGTAAAACTTTCATCAAGATTAAAATGCACAAAGAAATCTAGAATCTGTAAATACTGATTTGTAAGTTGATTAATAACCGGTAAGTATTGTTTAATAATCTTTGTCTTAATACCGGTATCTTTTAGCATCTCAAGAATAACTGTATTATAAGTTACATCTTCATTGATACGTAATTTATTTTCAAAGTGTGCTTCACGTTGTTCTTGTAACTTAGCTAGTTCTTCTCTTGCCTTTGCTGTATCACCATCAGTACCTTTAATCTTATCGATCTGATTTGATAATACATTAATACGTTTTTGTAAACTATCTATAACATTATTATTATTTGCAACAGAAGATGTTTTATCTCTTATCTCAGCCGATCTATTATCTAAATCAGTAAGATCTATTTGTACGGCCTCAGCCTCGTCAGCCAGATCGATAAGAGTATCTTGATATATTGCTGCCTTATCTTTAGCGGTTTGTAATTTTTCTTTCTTAAGTTCTGTTGAGATCTCTTGCTCACATGTTGGACATGTATCATGCTTCTCGTAGAACTTAGATTCTTTTACAAGGGTCTTTATCTTAGAATCAAAGTCAGCTTTATATTGTAATAGAGATTGTTTTTTGTCATGACGATCTTTAATCTTTTCTTGTAAACCTCTTGACCGTCTTTCTATATACTGAGTAAGTTTAGTGTTATCACTCTGAAGTGTTTCTATCTCAGTACGAGCATCATCTATCTCATCGGTCTTGGACTCAACCTCTGTATCAGCAAGACCTTCAACTTCTTTAATATAATTCTGTTGTAAGTTAATTTTATCTTTAGCTAACTCTAAATCGTAATCAACATCCTTAAGATTATCCTTCAATAAGCTTTGCTTTTCTTTTAGGATCTGATTCATTTTAGAGAATACATTAATGTCCAGAAGATCCTCGATAACATCCCGCCGATGATGCGAAGGGAGCTGCATGAAAGGAATGAAGGAGGAGGATCCCAACACAACAATCTGATGGAAACTTTTATGATTAAGCTTCAGAATGTTTTGTTCGAGGATCTTCTGGTACTCTTTGGCATGAGATGATTGGTTAATCATCGTGCCATCTACATGGATTTCAAACTTACCTGGTTTGATTCCACGTATGATTTTGTATTCTCTTTGACCTATACTAAACTCAACTTCTACTTCACAATTCTTATTGTTAATAGAGTTAACTAGTTGTGGTTTATTAATATTTCGGTGTGGTTTGCCAAACAGAGCGTATGACAAAGCATCTAGCATTGTAGATTTACCGGCACCATTGTGACCGATAACAAGTGTGGTTTTACTGCGAATAAAGTCTATCGTCGTAAAACTATTGCCCGTAGACAAAAAGTTACGATAACGCAACGTCTTAAATAATATCATGCAATTTCTAAAGATTGAGCCTCAGTCATAAGGTTGTACACATCCTTCTTGATACGTTCCTTACTCAGCTCAGTTTCTACTCCATCTATATAAGTATTCAACAATTCTGTTGTGTCTTCAAGGGAGATCTCATCATCTCCAACGTTTGACCCAATAAATTCATCAAAGGTCTCTTGGATCTTTAAATCATGTACTGGTCTATTCTGTATTCTATCAACAAATCGATCAAATGTAAACTGATTTTTTCGATTTATTACAACTATTTTTACAAATTTATTATCTACTTGACTTAGATCGAACTCCATATAATCAGTAGTAGTATCATCATACCTAATCCTGTGGTGCAAAGTATTAGGGTTCCTAATAGCCTCAAGCTCTCTCGTATTCGTGTCCAGAATATGGAAGTATTTGTTGTCGTGTGCGTCATTCCAGAAAAACTCCATTTGACTGCCAAGATAGGTTATATTATCTTGAGTTGATTTTGTATGGAAATGTCCTGAGTATACGGCTTCGAACCGTTTGAATAATGATCTATCAAGACCATGTTCACACTTGATGCCTTTCATCATTTCATAACCAATAATATCAAAGTGACCACCGAGTATATCGGCTTTACATTCTTTGATAAACTTTATAGATCGTTCTTCGTTACCAGCATCGATCCATGGTACTAGTGCCATTTGTAGTCCATCATAATCCATAACAATTGGATCATGTATAATATGGACTTCATTCATATAATGACCAAGTAATTCTTTTAAGCTATTCAGCTCACCAGTATTCTTATAGTATACGTCGTGATTGCCACGAATGATATCCATTGTAATGCCGTGTTGTCGTAACGGTTTAAGGAAGCAATTCCTAATCCTATTAAGACACTTGAAATTAACGAATTTTCTATTGTCGAAGAAATCACCCAAGTGAATGATATGGCGAATATTGTTTTCCAAAAGATAAGGAAAAAATACATCACTATAAAATTTCTCTGCGTTATCGAGAAATATGTCAGAAGAATTGCGAGTGCCACAATGGGTGTCATTAATTATTGCTACCTTCATTTTAAAAATTCACTCAAATCAGAATCAGCTTTCATCTCACGCTTTTTGCGTTTTTCTTTCTTGACGAATTCTTTGACTGCATCATCTGTAGCTTTTACCTTATCTATACGATCCTTAAGGAAGTCTACAAATTGTTGAGCCACGGTATTTGCTAACGTATCTCCTTCTACCTCTACAAACGTTTCTAACGCCGAACTAGTGAGATATTTGAGTTTGATGTCTTGTTGCTTTTTCTCTTTAGCAATACGACGGAGAAACGCATACCACGTGATTTGAGTAAAATATGCAAATGCATTTGGTTTTCCAGTTCTTGTTGCGGTTTCTAAATTATAATTTTCTATTGCCTTCAAACAATTCTCAACAGCATCCATTACCATCTCTTCACGATATGTGTAACGAATAAAGTTTGATTTATGAGATAAGCCTTCGGCTATCTTTAAAAAGCATGATGCTATGTAATTTGTTACAATAGGAAGCTGCTCTTCGTTTGCTTTAGCTATTCTAACTTCTTTAACGTATTCTACAACCGCAGTTGAAAAGTCTGCGTTATTTACATAGTGAATACTTTGACGTTTAGTTCTTGCCATAATTTATCCTTTCACATATATCATACTATATTTTTACGGCGATGTACACTAATTTTTTTAAAAAAAATATAAAAAAAATGCGTTTTAGGGGTGTACAAACCCTGAAAACTGGTGTATAATTAATAGAGGCTTTTTGAGGTGGGTGGTATACCCTAGTGTAATTTACTCTTATCAATCCGCGGAAATGGTAATACGTTCTCTGCCATTTCTTCTTTTTCAATTTCTTTTAATTCTTCATCGGTTGGTCCCTCGTTGAATTTAAAATATTCACCAAGTGTATCTCGATAATTACTTAATATTTCTCGTGACGGACTTGCTTGAGAAATGATTAAGTCCCCATTCAATGCAATATTATAACCTTCCTCTATTTGTCCAACCATAAAAGGTCGAAGAGTACATAGTCTCATTGCTCCTGTTGGAGATTGTAAGAAATATATCTCAAATGCATTTTTAACAAGTATAGTAGCATTGTGATCATCATCCCATTGAATGATCTCACATAATATTTCTTCACCACTCGATAATTTTAATTGAATTATTTCTTCTTCGGTCATGTTTTGAACTCTATCTCATATATTTTATAGTTAAAAGATTCTCTTGAGTATATTCTAATTCGTTCTGCGCTATGTGTTAGCGTATAATTTTTACGTCCTCTCCAATGCAAATCGTCCGCCAAGTCAAAGAGCTTAGTAGTTCTAGAGTCGTCTGATTTTCTGAGTCCTCTTCCAATTGATTGCAAGACTTTAATTTGAGATTTTGAGGGAGAGGCAAAAATAATGTTATGTAAATTACGAATATTGATACCAGTGCTAAAAGTGCCCAACGATGCGACGATAATTGCATTCTTCTGTTTCTCCACTATTTTGCGAATTGCTTCTCTATCCGCTGTCTCTACATCTCCTGATACGTAAAAAACTTTTCGTCTTTCGTGTGCATTAGATTTAATTAAATTATATAATGGTTTTCCGTGTTTGTCTACAAATTGGAATAATATAAGAGTATTACCGTTTTGATCTAATGCAAGATTATTTATAAACTTATTACGTGCCTCATTTGTAACAATATAATCTAATTCATCATGATAATCTTTTTTACCAAAAGCTTTTCTTACATGTTCGGGATACTTAAGCAATAATACATTAATTTCTAATGGCGCTAGGGTATCATCTTCTTGTAGTTTTTTAGTAGTTGTAACATTATATACCTTTCCAAAAAGGCCTTCTAATACGAGCCTATGAGTTTGGGTACCATCTAATGTACCGGTTGTACCAAATCTGTATTCGGCTTCTCGACTCTTATTCATTATAGATGTAAGAGATTTAGATTTAAAACCATGGCACTCATCACCAAAGACTGTACTAAACTGTTCGAACCAAGATCCTGGCAATTTGTAAATAGATTGCCAAGTAGAAATGAATATTCTTTCTTTCATATTCATCTTAGGTTTACCAGAATATATTCTGTGGCATTCGTTTTCTACCACAAAGTTCTCATCATAATGAGCATAGTCTTCAAAGTCAGAATACATCTGTTGAACAAGAGAAGTCGTAGGTACAATGATCAAACATTTTTTGTTTGTCTTCTCTAGTAAGTATCTCATCAATACGTATATAATAAGCGATTTACCAGAACCAGTAGGACTTAATAATATGGAGCGTTTTCTGTGCAGTCCTTCGCAAATTGCTTCTATTTGATAACCACGCGGATTAATTCTCTGGCCTTTTGTAGATAAAACCAATCCGTTAATAAAGGTACTTAGCTCAGCGGGATCTACGTCGACCGTAGCACCTGGTAGGCCATAAAAATTATCGTGCTCCACTTCTACCTTATAATTACGTGGACCACAAAATTCCTGCAAATATGAAAACAATCCACTAGGTAATTCTTGTGCCTGTGAATTATACAACCTTATTTTGCCGTCCCACACCTTATTACGAAATGCTGGCATATACTTATAGCCAGGAACAAAAAATGAAAAGAAGTCTGTCAGCTCGTTAGCTATTCCCATATCAGTATGGACTGACATTACAGAATGATTCTTCTGACTTACAACTAATTTATCCACCCGCTTCGAACCTTCTCCAATCAATAATATTTTTTATAGTGGAATGTCTCCACTTTAATACATTTATAATCTCAGTAAGTGTCTCGATATAGGTTTTATAGTAAGTAATTTTTTCTTCGGATTTTTGTATATCACTATCAGCATCATAGTAATAATCCATCTCACCTTTAAGAACCTTTAGTCCTTCAAATGGATCGAAGTCCCATCCTTCTAACTCAATTTGTTCTTGAGTCATTTTGCCATTATAGTATAGCCACTTCTTTTTGAGTAAAGTCTTTTGTGCCATCTCAGCTTTCTTTAACTGAAGACGGGCTATGGACATAAACTCCATATATTTTGCATGTAGTGTTGGGGTTTGTCTAGATGTTTCATCAAGATTATACTGAGGGATCTCAGAGTCTTTTTTCCACATCTCGAGTACAGATTCAAGATTCATAATATAACTCCATTATATGGATCTATTTATTTAATTTCAAAGTAGTTAAATTCAAATGCAAGTGCGACAGTAATATATTGTATATCTGCTCTTGTTGATTCTAATTCTATTCCTCCAATTGATGTAAGCCTAGAATCATAATAAGTAATTTCTTTATTAGCGTTATTTTTGCTGCTTAGTGTATATAGTTTTAAATCCATATCAAGAGGCTTTTGTGTAACATCTCTTGTAAGTCTATTTATTTCATTTACTTGTACTGTTTCTTTTAGTATATCATACATTTCGTTATAGTTAACTAAATTCTCATCTAGCACTACATTACATATTAATTCACCAAATTGTAACCTATCACCTGGTTGGTGAGTAGCTATAGACTTAAAAGGAACCTCAACACCCGGTAAAGCAACTTCAGGGTGAGTTACACTAGTTACAAAATATTCGGTCTTAGGATAAAATTTTCTATCTAAGATTAATTTAAATCCCGTTGGTTCTAAATAATTTTCGTTTATATTATAGACCATTTATATCTCCTAGACGGCAAAGCTTTCACCACATCCGCATGATGCAGTCGCATTAGGGTTTACAACCTTTAAATAAGATCCACCAAGCTCTTCTACGTAATCTATAGTACAACCAAATACGAACATCTCTGCCATAGGATCTAACCATAGATTTCCTATAGTAGGTTCTTTATCTGTTGTACCCCATTCATATTGAAAACCTGAACATCCACCACCTTTTACATTTAGCGAAACGTGAGGATCTCCAACTTTTTTCAAATATTCTTCTGCGTTTTCTGTTAGTTTAATCATACATGTATTTATACAAAAAAAAGGGCGCCGAAGCGCCCCAGTTTGATAGGTTATCCCTATTCTTATGTGTTTAGGATATTACCCAAGGATGTTATCCACACGCATAATTCTGTAGTACTGGTTCTGACGAGCAGTACCTAAGCCATTAGATGATCCAGGTGTGAATGGGTTTGAAGCAAGACCATATCGTGTCTTGAAACCAATTTTTGGCTGGAATGTGTCTTCAGCAACTGCACGCATCATTGTTAATGGTACGTATGGGCAGTAGAAAAGACCTGCATCATATGCGTTTGCGCCTTTATAGCCAACAGTGATATAATCAACTGTTGCATAAGGGTCGATGTACACTTTCATGCGACCATTCAGAGTACCAGCAAATGTGTTACCTGTATCGTCTACATTCAATGTGTTAGAAGCAAGTACTTGTGAGTAGTCTAACATACCTGTTGATGCTAGTGCAGAAGCAACGTCAGATGAACATACCATCACGTTACCTTTTCCTCTACGAGTATCTTTTGCGATTTGGTTAGCTTCACGATCGATTTGGATGCCGAGACCTTTAAATTTCTCTGCAGACCAACGACCATCAACATCAGCATTAAGATCGATTAAACCTTTCTTAGTGATATGTGTTGATTGAGCACCAGGCTTAGCATGAGCGTTGATCACACGAATGATTTCGCGGTTGATCTCAGCAAGAATCTCAGTTGACAAGATGTTTGCCAATTCTGATTCAGCGTCTAAACCGTGGATCGCTTTAAGATCCTGAGCCAACTCTAATGAGTACTCAGCTTTTAGAGCACGTGACTTTGCAGTCACAGTTTGACGCTCAATGCTGAATGCCATTTCTGCGAAGTCTGTTGAACCAGATGATCCAAGAGCTTCAGCAGAGTCTGTTGCCATACCAGAACCGTGGTTTGGTTGAGGCATAGCAGAGTCACCACCGTAGCTAAGTAGTCCTGAACCGTCAGTACCATCAGCAACGTTATTTGCTGGAGTTGCTTGAGTACCAGAGAACTGAGTATCAGCTTCGTTGAACATAGCCTCTGTACCACCTTGTGATGTGTACTTTGACTTCATTGCAAAGATAAGACCTGTTGGACCGTTCATAGGCTGTACAGATGCTAAATCGTGAGCAATTAGGTTTGGAGCAGCACGACGTACTAGGCTGATCAATACTGGATCCCAGTTATTGATTGAAGCGCCAGTAGCGTTTGTTGGTGCAGCTTCGTTTAGTTGAGCGCGCTCTTCAGTAAGAGCTCTCTCAGTATTTTCCAACAGAGCAGCAGTTACTTGCTTTCTGTGGTTGTCTTTAATAGAGCCAGCTGTTTCTTCGTTAAGAACAGGGCCCCACTTTTCGACCAAGTTAGAATAAGATTCCATCTATTGGATCTCCCTTATTTATTATAGTTTCTGATTGCTGACAAATATGTCGCCATTGTATCAGAAACTTCTGTTGTATCAGCTTCCGCATCAACGTCTGTTTCTTCAGCAATGGTTGATTCCACAGCTGGCGCTGCAAAATGTGCTTCTTTGACGGTAGCCACTTTCTTAGTGAAAGTTTCTTCGTCTTCGAAATCGATAGATTCGACAAGACCTGAAAGCTTCTCAGCTTGTGTATCAGGAAGGTCTTTAGCCGCTTCAGCTACAATAGCTGCTCGGGTAAAATCTTCTATTGCCTTGGCTTGTTCTAGCGCTTCTTCAGTACGAGCGTTAAGTGCAGTTTCAAGTTCTTCTACCTGCTCAGATAGCTCGTCAACTAAGTCAACTTTGCTTTCTGGAACTTCGATATAAGACTCTGTAAATACATCTTTCAGCTTGTTCATGAAAGTTTCAGCGATTTCTGTACGTAAGCCAGTTTGAACTGCTAGCTTGTTGTCTTCCATCCACTGATCAACTACGTAGTTTAGGTATGAATCTACTTTTTCTACGAGATCAGATTTTGTTGTTGCAATTTCCTCAGCAAGCTCGTTAGCATAGTTCTCTTCTAATGATTCGATTTCTTCTGCTAATTTTGCTTTCATTGCTGATTCAAAGATGATGGCTGTTTTCTCTTTGAACTCTTCTGATAGAGTTGCTTCAGATTCAACTAGCGCATTTAATTCACCTTGGTAATCATATGAAACGTTTGGAGTTTCAGCTAATGTTCCATCAGCTTCTACTTCAGTTGTTTCCATGTACTTGCCATAGTTAGCCATAAGTTCACTCTTAGACTTCTTAGCCATATGACCGTACATTGCTTGCAACATACCTGCTTTTGTTTTCGGCATCGGCATATTTACGCCCTGCTTAGGTGCTGGCTGTGGAGCCTGTGCTGTTTTACCAGCTGCGCCTTTTACAGATGCGACAGATGCGTCTTCCGCATTTTTTGGGTCGTGAGCTTCTTCCACAACGTCCTCGTCATGGAGATCTGCTTCAGTGACCTGATTTTCTAGATCAGACATGCTATTCTCCTTACATGCTCTTTTGTTTGAGTAACGAGAGGAAATTCTTATACTCACGGACCTGTGTCTCATAGAGATCAGTACGTGGAGCTTGTTTAATTTCAGTCTCCATTTTTTCAATTGTCCTAGCTTCAATAATGCCGTTATTCCATACCCAGTCTACACCTTCCATAATTCCATTAACGAATGCATTCGGTGCGGATGGATCTTGTACGATATCAACCGTATTAAGAATAAAGTCGTCTTTGACGACCGCGGTACCATTACGTTGCTCAAAGACTTCCCATACCACGAGTTGACACGCCTAATTGAACGCCGCCTTCGAGCAAACCTTTTACGATCTGTCCCATTGGAGTATCCAGTACTTGTGCCTTACCCATCACATTATTACCTTCAAAATTGAGATCGGTAATTAGATGGGATACCTTATCTAAATTAACTGTTGGGCCTTCCGGATGGTTAAGCTCTCCAACAGCTCTTTTAGTTTTAACTTGATCAGTGACATATTTGTCAACTGCTTTTTCTAATATAGCTTTAGGATAAATTCTTCCATTACGGTTCTTTGATTCGGCCATAGCAAAAACACCCTCGATGAGATATTTCTTCGAGCCGTCCTCTTTTTTCTCCACGATGCATTGAACATCGCTTTCGTTATATTCCGTAATAAGTTTCATTTATCTTATACCTGTGATAATTATGTTACACTTATTTATAACAAATTAATCTTCTACTTCTTCTTCTGTTTCTGATGTGTATTCTTCTGAACCATCTTCTAGGTCGTCCTCATATTCAGCTTCATCACCTAGATCTAGTTCCATTTGCTCTTCATTAGGCTCTTCGCCGTTATAAACTTGTTGTGCCATTGCTACTTTTTCAGCATCAAGAGCATCATTAAGTTTAGCACCTAACATATCATTAAATGTTGTTTGTGCGCCTGCAAAGTTTTTTGCCAATATATCATCAACAAATGCTTGTGTTGGATTAACCTCAGCTTCTGGTTCCATTACTTCAGCTTCATCGTTCATTATCATCTCCTTGATTCTCTGGTTCTTCGCCATTATCAACTTCACCAGAATCTGTTTCACCTTTTATTTCTTTATTAATTCTTTCTATGTCATCGTCATCTAACATAAGAATATTTTTCTGTGCCCATTCTTTAGAATAGTATTCGCCAATATAGTTCTGAGCTAAATCCATTGTCTGTAGTCTTTCACGGATTAGTTCAGCATCTCTTAGTTCAGCAAAATGATTATCATGTGCATATTCAACAACTAAATCGTTTTCCCATTCTTTCCAATCTTCTTCAGCTATGATACCTTTTAAGATAAGTTGCTTACGAAGAATATCTAAGAAGAGTGCTGAGAACCTACGTCGTAGACGCTCAATAAACTTTTGAAACTTTAATTCATCTCTATTAATCTCTGTAGATCTACCAAGTATATTAGCACCTTGATCTTGCTCAAGCCTTGAAATAGGCACATTAAGAGATTTATATAATCGTTTCTGAAAATATAAAATATCATCTATTTGTCCGAGGTTCTCACCACCTGGTAATGTACTAATCTCTGTACCTCTGCCACCTTCTTTTCTTGGTAACCAAAAGTCTTCTAGCATTGACATATGCTTACGATCATCTTTCAGTCTACCAGTCGTAGCATCGTATACCAACTTATTTCGGTATTGAGTCATAATCTTCTTCATGTACTCTTCAGCTTTACCAGTTGGCATGTTACCTACATCAATATAAAAAATACGACGTTCAGGCGCACGTGCAAGACGATAGATGACTAGTGAGTCTTCCATCATTCTCAACTGATTTAACGGCTTCAGTGCTTTCTGAAGATATGATATAACTCTTTTACGATCTTGGTCTAATAGACCAGATGTAACATAACTCACAGCATCTGTTGTAAGTTTAACACCTTGCTTAGTTTGCCCTGGTTTCTCTTGGTAAATAAAGTGCTCATCAACCTTTTCAATAAGTTCAGCACCTGTAGTCGGGTCTTTCTTCTTCTTAATCTCTTTTACTTTACGTATCTTCGTAGCATCAATAGGACGGATATCTTGAATACCTATTTTCATATTTGCTTCGTTAACTACGAGATGATGATAAATTCGACCGTCTACATACCAACGACGGAAGATGTCATGCCCTAGTTCATTAAACTTAAGCATTACACATATGTTTTTAAATTCTTCTGTTATATTCTTTTTAATTTTATCAGATATTTCAACATTATCCATATTAACTGTAACTGTTGAACCATCATTTGCAATTGATATCGATTCGTTTACAACATCTTCAACTGCTGCATCAACTTCTGGATGCATAGCAACACCACGGTATTGCTTAATCTTTAATATATTATCTTTAAATTCGTCACCGTCAATATTAACGTATTGACCAAAGTGTGATCCGGATGCAGTTACGTAACCCGCGCCATCCTCATCGATGGGCGGTACAATAGAATCCATCTGATTCTTTTTAGAAGGCTTGTCTTGCTTTCTACGTATTTCAAATCCAAATAATGTAAATCCGTTATTCTCTGCCATGTTCTCTTCCACAAAAAATAGTTTAGCAAAGGGCCTTTCGGCCCTTCACATATTATTTATATTAGCTTACGAAGTGGTATTTGACTCCCAATATTGATATGCAAATACAACTTGGAACTGTTCTATCTGTCCAGCTGTATCGTAATCTAGATCGATTTCTCCAACATTTACAGGAAAAGCTCCTCTAAAATCATATCGTTTAATTGAGGTACCATCTCTATCTAATTGTTCAACAATTAAGTCAGCCTGATAGTCAACTGGATTTACTAGACCAACGTTAGTTGTATGTCCGTTAATACCATTCATCCATCTTTCCATTGCATCACGTGTACCGAAGTCAGTATCGTTAAGAACTGTTACTGACCAAGGTTCAAATGACCTTTCACCAGCAATTTTTAGTATTCTTCCGCGGAACGAAATAGGTACTTCTTCGATTGTTGATTGAGGAAGCTGAGCACCCTTACACATGAAGGATGTTAGTTCAACATTACCAGCTGCATAGCCGGGAAAGTTAATTGTCGCTTTAAACAGATTAGAGCGTGCGCCACCACCACGTAGTTTTGCTTTAAAATCATCTACTCCTAGAATAGCCATTTTGTTTTCTCCTTACCGCTACTATATGCCAACTACTTCTTCGAAGTCAGCACCCGTTCGAGTCGCAACAAAATTCAATGTGATGAAGTTTATTGAGCGTGCTGGCTTGATGAAGATCGTAGCCACAAATTCATTTCTGTCAATTACTGAAGCGGTATTGTTGGTCTCATCACAGACTACTTTAAAGTCTGTTAGACCGCGTCGACCCTTAACTTCTCGAAGTAGAGGCTCTACGTTATTTACAAATTCGGCTCGAGTAAACTCGTCGTTTAGTTCAAAGAGAGAAGCTTTAGCGAATTCACCGATTGCTTTTTCTAATGATGTAAACAATCTACGAACATTAATCCGATCAAATGCTGATGGTCTGTTCATGTGTGTTTTATCACCATAGAGCATTACTCCTTGTCCAGGAATATTTGCAATAGGATTAACCGCTCCTTTATAGAGTGTATCTCTTTGAGCTTTTGTTGGTGAGTAAGCCAATGAGGTAATACCTAAATAATTACCACGTCTTGTTCCAGCAGGTGATACCCATGGAGCAGCATTATTATCTGTTGCGGCCATGATACCAGCTGTAGAAGAAGCAGCAGGAATATGAATGTATTTGTCATTGTACTTATCGTATACTTTTAAGAAGTTGTTATCAACAACTAGGTATGATCCAAATGTAAAATCTTTTGCAGTTAGCATACTATTTGTAACCATAGTAGCAGGACTTGCTACTCCTACAATATCACTCCTTGCGGGTGAAGCTACTGCTATACAATCTTTACGCGCAACTGCCGTAGCTGTAATATCATTTACAACCGTTACGTGATCAGTTCTTGCTGACATACCAGCGGTAAAGATAATATCAAGCGCGACTGTATCCTCATCCTCTAGTTGATCAAATGCCGTTGCTAATGTTCCGGCTGTGTTTGCGTTTTGATTGACACCACCTGTTAAAGCTATTGTAAGAACCGCTGCTGGAGTTGTCAAGTAGTCTTTACCACTTGCAAGTGCTGATCCAGCGTCTGCATCGAATCTCGATCCAGCTGTACCAAATCCAGCCATCCATACGTAAGCTGATCCTGTATTAACTACATTTAGTATATAGTTAGTAGATCCGTCTGGTGTTTTTGAGTTTGTTGCTAACGATACATGTGGGAAAGTTTCTAAAACTCCACCCTTTGGACCAAAGTTTCCGTTGACGTCTACGACTGCAACATGTACTTCGTCATTGGTTGCACTCTCAGCAGCAGCTGCTGTTGATGTTCCGGGAAATGTATCGAAATCTGATTTATATGCCCATCCATTAAATGTTGTTTCATCTGCTGGACATACTGAAATTGTTAAACCAGTACCCAATGCGCCAGGATACTTTGCTACGAAAGTATGGTTTGCGCCAGAGAGTGTTGATTCTTGTGCGTCCCAATCTGTTTGATTAGTAATAGCTGGGGCGGTTGCAGAGTCTGCGTCATATGCATTCTTTGCGTTTGCGTCTGTTGTCCGTACGACTTTCATGTTATCAGCATATCTTAGAAAGTATGCTGCGCTATGAAATTCTACGGAGTTTGCATCGTCAGGTGCGGCAAAAGTTCCTACTAGTTCTGTTTCTGTTGCAACAGTCATAGGTACTCCCACTGGTCCCCAACGAAAATCACCTACCGTACCACCGATTGTAGTAGCAGCTGTACGAATACTTGTGCTAGCATCAATCTCTTTGATTACTACGGCAGGACTTGATGAAGGTACTCCAAGTGCCATGTGTTTTTTCCTTTTTAAATAATAAGATCTGTCATAATACGGCGGGTTTTCACTATGTTCTTATTTATAACATATTAAAAGTCTAGATCTGGCCGCGGTTGTATCTGCCATCCAGCTCTTTCATCTTCTACTGCAAGAGGTACGTTAGGTAAACCATCATCTATAATTCCAAATGGCAGTACATCAGCTTCTATTTCTTTCATTCTTTGGTCAAATAACATTTCTTTTAAATTAATATCAGTTAGTTCACCAAAGTATGTCGTACCTGCAAAATATCCAAATAATACAAAATTCATAACTAAATCGTCATGATTACCAGCTGAGGCCTCGTATGATTGACCCTTTGCTTCAAAAGTAGATATTTCTAATATTGTTTGTTGATCTACGACTTCTAGTTTATTATTCTCTAATAGATCTTTAAATGATGAGCAACCTATACGTTTGACCTTGCGTGTCATCTCTATACCTAGTCCACTTGACTTAACAGCCGACTCAACATGAAAATTCTCATATTCTAAATCGTGGTATAAACCATTGCAAACAACTTGACCTGCATCATTTGCCTCAACGACCACATAAGCATTGTTGTAGGCTTTTGCAAATTTATAAATAAAATCGGGGAAGAGAATAGGCGAGATAACGTTATTGCGATATACAGCAACCTGTTTAAACGGCCTCGTGCTAATGTCGACCACATTAAAAGTACTATAGTCCTGGCCTCTTCCCTTCGCAACATCTACCACAACAACATATTCGTGTTTAGGTACAACCTCCTCATATATTAGTGCATCGCCTTTAACTTGTATTGGGTCCTTTGCTCTTAGACCCATAAGTGTTTCGGCATTGATGAGTGTATCGCCTGTACCAAAGAATGTATTACCAAACTCCTGATCGAATTGCAATCGAGAAGTATTGGCAATAGTTTCTTCTTTCCACTTATCATCACGACCGGGTACATCCCACCAGTCAACTCTGAACGGTTGAAACTGATTTGTTTTTTGTTGTGCTCCCTCCCAAATTTTATGGAAGACATTACCTATACCATTAGCGGTAGAAGTAATAATCACTTTTGTATCTTTACCTGATGAAATCACCGGATATGTTGATGTGAAAAATTGTGCATCATTCTCAACGAATGCGAACTCGTCTAAGAATAATAAGTTAATAGAAAGACCACGAATAGAGGAGCCTGATGTGGCTGCCGCTATAATCTTACTATTGTTTGAAAATTCTAATGAACCTTTGTTTAAGGCTTTTGTGCCTGGTTGTAAGAAGAATGGTAGATTCTCTAGCATAAGAGTAATACGTGCAAGCATCTCACGCGCTGTTGCACCTTTGTTAGCTAGTACAGCCACTGTTTTTTCTGAGTGAAATAAAACAAACCATAGAATATATGCAACTGATGATATAGATTTACCGGACTGACGACAAGCCAATACGATATTAAATCTATGCTGGTTGAAGTATTCGAACATTTTCTCTTGATAAGGATATAAATTGAAGTCAACTAATCCTTCGTCAAGAGATATAACTTTACAATATTCTCTTGCAAAATGTATAGGATCGTCCATACATTTTTTATATTCTAATATTTCTTGCTGGGTCCATGAAGCGACAATACCGTCACGTTTTACATTTGGATTCCCTAAGTATCCATCACTCATCTTTTAATCGAGGCGTTATATCTATTACATTGTTAGTAGGCTTTTCTATCTTTTCTACGTCTTGTAACATTCTCTGTAGATCAGTAGTAGAACCAATGTATAGATTATTTGTAGTGCCTTCAGCTTTCATAGGTATATCATCATTTTTATTAATGTCTTTATTCTTTTTATTTAGATCCATTAACTTATCGTTTACATCACCGACATTCTTAATCATGCCAGATAAGACTTCGATAGCACGAGGATGCTCAGACTGTTGAGCAATCTCAATAGCTAAGTCAAGGGCATCTTTGCCTTTCTCGATTAACTCATAATAGGTTTGTCGAGAATATTCGTAATCATTTGCAATCTTATCACTATCCATAACTCACCTATAAACTGCTGTCACCGTAATATGTAGTATTATAACCTGGAAATAACGGATCATCAGGAGTTCTACTAAAGAATTTTGGCGTATAGTGAACACTAAATCCAAAACCTGCGGAATCTACACTATTTAAATCATAATTAACAATAGACCTTTGTATAACACTTTTGCCGGCATCTACTGGACCATAGAATGCTGTTTTCATCTCGAAGTCTAAAACATATTGTAATACGCTTCTTTGTTCCATAGGACCTTCAAAGTCAGAAAGATAAGAAACACCTTGTAAAGTAAGTGGTATATCTTCTAGAATATCTGCGTATTGAGAAAAAGGTTTCATAGTCATTGTATATTGTGGACTAAAGAATGGTAATATTTGTTCTACTAGTTGTAATGCATCATCTTGAGATTTAGCGTATATTGTTAAAGAAAAGGTTATATTATAAGGTACAGATCTTGTAACAATATCTTTTTTAGAACCATGATCATCAATAGTATTATTATGAAATGTTTTGTTTAACTTTTGTAGTTGCCTTGTATCATCATAAATGTATGATGTAATCTCAAAAGACATGCGAGGTAACTTAAGAGCAACCGCTTCATCTCGTTGTATGTCTGCTATACCTTGAATACGTTCTATATACTTATCACGTGGAGCATAAGCTAATGGTACTCGAACTGTACTAATTACAGAACCAGCTTTATCCTTACGGATCACATACAAATTAGTAAATAGAGAACCGAATGCGGCTACGCATTTTCTAACTTTCTGATGATAAAAGTGTGGACCGAACATTTCTTATCCTATTTGTTTATGATACTCATAATTTCAGGGCTTACGATATTATCTTTACCAAAAATTCTCTGAGTCGTTTTATCTGTTTCTTTATAATATTTGTCTGCCATTTCATCTAAAAAATCTTCAAGGTGATTTGAGTGTGGTATATGTTTATTTGCAATCATATTGCTTACAGTCTTAATATAACCTTGTACCTCTGTAAGTCCTACTTGAGGATGTACACCGTACTGTTGCATATATTCTATAGTTGCCGTACTTGCTCTTCCGCCATCCATTAGATTACGATACATCAATTCAAATCCACGTCGTACGTGATGCCTTTTTTCAGATTCTTCAAACTCCTCTTCCGACCAATCAGTTACTCCATGATTCTCTTTTAAATTATTATATGCATTAATTAACGTAGCAATATCTTTAAAAGAACCATTTATCTTACTTTCCATCATTTCTATGCCAACAAAAGCTGCACGTAGTTTAGCACTTAGAACATTATTATCAGGATCATTGAATAGTTTATCTTGTAACTTCTCAATATTCCTTAATGCTTTGGCATGACTCACTTGAGCTTCAGCCAATGCCATCTTACGTTTCTCAGTTTCTGCCAATACTTGTCTCATCATTCTCATAGGTGAATGACCATTAAGCATTGTAAGACTCATCATTGCCAAAGTTGATTGAGAATTATTCCTATCAAAGAATTTAGTTTTCTCATCTAGCTCAGGCAGATATTCATTTACTAGAGCAACTGCTTGCGGATTGATCTTACTCTTAGACACAGGAGTAATACCAAATGTCACTGGATCAGTTGCTTTTAATTCTGTATTCGTTTTCTTAACGATTTCACTCATAATAAATCCTTGTTATAATATACTATTTATCCTCCACCAGATGTGGCATCTAATCTATATCTTCCACCAGCTGATAGTGTTCCAAAGGTGCTAGCAATTGCGTTAGTGCTCATATTAAAATTTTCTATATTATTATACATTTGCGAAGCATATCCACCACCTATAACTGCATGAGTAGGATTATTTGCTGCAGCAAGAGAATACTTAGTTGCACTTAGACTAGCAACGTTAGTTCCAGTTCCACCTGTTGTAATAGAATGTCTATCTATATGATCGATGTACGTTGGACTATTGCCATTAATACCACCAGCAGTAAAAGAATAATTTGTATCTGAAAAGCCTGCAGAATATGCTCGACCATAACCATTTGAGAAACTTCCAAAACTAGACGAAGATCCTGTAGTTTGTATAGTTATTCTTTCAAAATAGCCAACGTATTGTGTATCTGAAGTTCTTACACCACCACTCCAACAACCGTAAGTATTGTCACCGCTACTTGCAGATCCTGCAACTGCCCAGCCCCAACCTAAACTACCAAATGAAGTAGAGGAACTTGTTGTATTAATTGTAACATAATCCATTCTTTCTCTATAATACCAGGTACCGCCACTATATGAAGCCCCACCTCCAATTACGCCTCTCGTCAAATCTGCAACTGCACCACAGAATGCTTTTCCGGTATCATTCGTACCAAACGATGCTCCATTGCCTGGAGTAGAAGGATTTACGTATTCCATACTACTTGTATAGGTGTTAGTAGTATTTATTTCACCGTTTGCAAATATAGTCCTTCCAGAATTACCAAAAGATGTATGACCACCTCTAACATCAACTGTCATATCTCCAAAGTCTGTTGTAGCACCGCCAGTCGGTATTGCCATATATTCAATAGTATTAGTACCGCCGCTACTTTGTGTACCACCAGAAAAAAGCGCTCTATTAAATGTAGCTGGCGGAGCAATACCCGTAACACTTATTTCATTACCCATACTTAATCCGTGTGCTGTACAATAATAGTGTAAAATAGACGGACCATTAGAGTCTGGAGTAAATGTAACTGTTGAACCAGCTTGTCCTTGTGTTCCACTTATAACAACTCCTGTTGTATATTCAGTAGATCCACTATCAGATGTAAATCTAAATGGATGTGTTAAATTACTAGAATCACTAACATCAAATGTATAAGCTGTGCCAGCGGCCATCTGTAATTTTGGTCTATTAATTATTGCCATATCTTATTCCTATGCTGCATTTCCAGAATTCCCTGTACCGCCATAATGCTGAACAGTTAAATCACCAAAATCAGTTGCATTATTACCAGGCGTAGTCATAGACATTGCGTATATAGTATTACTATATACATCTGCGTCTTGATAAGTTGAATAATCCCTACTACCACCAGCAACAAATGCTGTATCCGCATTACCAGTACCAGCAGCTCTATCTCTATTATGTGCAAGAGTACTACCCCAATCAGTAGCATTACCTGGTGTCGCTATAGTAACATATTCTATAAGATTTATTTCATCCCATGCGCTATTTGTATATCCGTGACCTCCAAATGTAATACCATACGTAGTGTTACCATGAGCAGTCAACGCCCTATCTCTATAAACAGTGGTTGAACCAAATGATGTTGCATTACCTAATGTAGCGGCTGTTACATATTCGTAATCATTACCATCTGCAGAGTTCCAAACACATTTTACTCCATCCGAAAACCCAGCATTAGATTTTCTTTGACCTGGAAAGTCACCAAAATCCTGAGCATTGCCTGTCGTATCTATAGTTACATAATCTATTTGTGATGTATTGCCACCGTTACCTCCGTTAATTAAAGCTTTAGTTCCATCGGATGCACCAGCTTTATCATATGCAGCAGTAGAAAGAGTACCAAAAAGTGCAGTATTACTAGATGTTGCACAAGTAAAATATTGTATAGCATCATTTGTCGCTTGATATCCATAACCACCAGCTATTAAGGCTCTTGTACCGTTAGACATATTACCGGCCATATAACTAGCAAAGCTATTACTACTACCTGAATAGTAAGGGTTAACGTAGCCAGCACTTAAAGTACCAAAATTTGAAGCATTACCGGGAGTAGTTGTATCAAAATATTGTGTATAAAGATATGAAGTATTTAGACTACCAGTAGTAGAATTATATTGTGCAGGACTTTGTGACCCACCAGATACAAATGCTCTAGTACCACCATTATTAAATGGAGGAATATCTTGTTCTAATCTGAATATATTACCTTCTCCGGTATTTCCATATACTACACCAGTTCCAACATAAGTTTTATAACTAGTATAAGTTAAAGTTAAATTATTTTCACTATCGATCCAAGGTCCACCATCTACAATTACAATATGATTTCCCATACCCAGACCATGAGTACCACAATAATAATTCATATTAGCAGGAGCAGTACTATCTACGGCAAATGTAATTGTAGCACCAGCCTGGCCTTGAGTACCAGAAAGCGAAACACCAGTTGTATATTCTGATGTACCACTATCAGCTGTCAACTTGAAAGGATGAGTGGCTAAAGCAGCATTGCTCACATCAAATGTGTAACTCTTTTTTCTTTCAAGTTTTAGTCTTGGTCTTTTAATTGCCATATCTTATTCCCTACGCCGCATTTCCAGATACTGCTCCACCATAAGCGCGACCTGATGTTATATCGCCAATTGCTGTAGCATTTCCACTTGTAGCAAATGACCACCTATCTATTCTGTCATACAAAGATCCACCTGCATCTGCTGGAGTTTGACCGCCTCCAGCTGTTCCGTAATCTGCATTTCCTGTTACTGACAAACCTTGTCTTTCAAGAGCTAAGTCGCCCCAATCAGTTGCGTTACCTAAAGTGCTTAAATCAACTGCATCCATTTGATCTCCTTGGCCTGAAATTTCTCCGCCAACAAATGTTGCTCTTGTTGCGTTGCCTGTACCTCCTAAAAATCTCCTAGCTACTACTAAGTCACCAAAATCTATTGCATTTGCTGTTGTTTGAATGGTTACATAATCTATGTTGTTGATAGCGGCGGGTGACTGTCCGCCAGCTATTGCACCACGTGTACCGTTACTTGCACCAGCACTGTGTTCTCTCGATTGTGCTAAGTTGCCAAAGTTAGTTCCATTGCTTGTGGTAGCAATAGTAATATATTCAATGCCATTCCATCCTTGACCAACATCACTAGGTGGATTTGCACCGCCTGCTATAATACCACGTGTATTATCACTCGTATTACCGGTACCAAAGTTATTACGTGTCATATCGCCAAAGTCTATTGCATTTCCTAATGTAGACGTAGTTATATATTGAATTACATTAGTATTGCTGTTACCCGCCTGTGAATATACCTCTACTACCGTTTGATATACCACCTGAACTATAATGTCCTCCTCCTATAGTATCTCCAAAATCTGCAGCATTAACATTCGTACCATTAGTTATATCCCAATAATCCATTTGTACGTTATCTGAATGGGTACTAATCGCCCTATCTCCGTACCAAACGCCTGATCCAGATGAAGAAGAATAATTACTTGGTATAGTAAATAAGTAAAAGTATGTACTGTTAGTTAAACCTTGCGCATCTACATCAAATAGCCAAACTCTGTAATCTGTATTTGTATCAAGAAATGTAGATATACCACCTGAAATAGTAAACACTTTAGCGGGTGAAGCAACGGTAATAGTATCTCCTACTTGTAAAGTATTTAATGCGTTTCTAAGATTTGTTGCTGCTGTACTTTGTGACTGTCCACCAACAACTTGCTGTCTAATGTATATTTGTGGATTACTTGTCGTACTATCTGTTGGATTTCTCCATTGTCCGTCGAGTAATAGACGATCCGGATACGCTTTCAACCACCAGAATAAGTAACTGCAGATGTTCCAAATATTTTCATTTTCTGGCCCATGTTAATTCCATGAGTACTACAATAATACATTAAGTTATCAGGTGCATCACCAGGTACAGCAAATGTAGTTTTAGCTCCAGCTTGGCCTGGTGTACCTGTAGCTGTTACGCCTGAAGTATATTCACTTACGCCACTATCAGCTGTAAATCTTAATGGATGACCGGCATTAGTTGTATCGCTCTGATCAATAACATAAGTCTTGCCTCTAATAAATTTTAATTTAGGTCGTACAATCGCCATCTCTTATTCCTCTAATGCAAACACTTTACCGTAACCACCGCCATATCCTTGGTCAGAATCAAGAGTTACGATAAATGAGCTATCAGTTAACATTGAACCATCGCTTTCACCTGAATCAAGATAACCTTCATTAATTGCCATATAAAAAACATTTCCTTGTGGACCCGAATATAGCTTACCAGTATTAACAGTTGCTATCAATTGGGTAGCATATGATCTAAAAAATGATCCATCGCTCTCAACTGCTACTAGCACTATCACCAGGCCTAACAGCCGCACTATCACCGAGTTGTAATGAACTTACAGTAGGTGCAGCTGCGTTTGAAGTATTTAATACGTAATTACCTTCTGGAATACCTAAATTTGTAAAATCCATCTCCGGCTAATGTTAAATTATCACTATCATTTTGAGGTGTATAAGTAAATTTGTATACCATTAGTTACATTACCGACTATCAAAAGCACTAAGCACAAGGCCAGGTATATTTAAATCGTTTATACCTTCAAAATAGTTTGCATTATTACTATCTGCTACAAATTGATAAGCTATACCATTAGCTACAATCTTATATGATTTTGGAGATCTTACAAACGGTGGATCACTAATTGTACCTCTTGCAATCACTTGAGTAGCCGGTGCCGCTGCTGCAGTCGCCGCCGCTGTTGCTTCTAAGACTTGCGTCGCAGCTTCAGGTTCTCCAAATGGATTAGTCTCTGTAAAATCTAAAAAGTCTTGTGCTTGTTCATCAAACTCTGTTGATACATCACCAGCAATTACAGGATTTGTAACCTTAGTAATTTTTCTTGATGCACCAGAATTAGATCCAGTAATAGTCAAGCCAGTACTAGGTTCTGTAAACTCACCAGTAGAATTAGCTACGTGTATTAAACTTAATGTTTGACTACTATCAATAAATTCAGCTACTTCACCACTTACAACAGATCCAGTAGAATTTGCTTGAATTGTAACATCTTCACCACGCTCAAATTTAGAAGCAGCAAATGGTGGATCTATAGTTACGACAGGTGGATTAGATGAATCATAAAAGTTACCACTATCTAAAACATTTACTTTAGTAACAGTACCAGTAGCCGAATCAAAATCTAAACTTACTTGAGCAGCAAATAACGTTTTATCGTCGGTTGACTTAGGAATTGTAAGAGTAGGAGGACTAGAATATCCTGATCCAGGATTTGTAATTGTTATAAGAGAAACTTCGCCATTAGTCAAAGAAGCTACTGCTTCTGCTTGGGTGCCACCCGAGTCAGGTGCACTTAGAGTAATAGCCGGAATTGTAGCGTAAAAATTACCACCGCTATCTAAATTAGTACCTGTAACAGCACCACCAGATATATTTGCTGTAGCTTTTGCTTCTTGTTTAGGTGCGGCTGGAGGGATCTACCTGTAACGGCTGGTGGAGCACTGTATAATCACTTACCACTCATTCGTTACACTAACTCGACGCATTAGTCTTTTCCATCTATGACTCATTAATCAAGTTCCACTTTAGTTGCTGCAGTAATACCCTGCGTCAGAGTTAAGTCATATCTAAATCCAGCATCTACTTCTAGTTGAGTAATATCGTCATTCGAAACGTCGATATCTTCATCATTGTACTCGAATAATTCACATTGCAGTTTAAATACTGGTAAATTGTTTAATTGATAAAAAGGTTGTTCATGCTCGACATGCATGATCTGAAATAACTTTTTAGAGAAAGGCGTAAAAACTAAATCACCTTCGAACGGCCGTGTGCCAGTAATCTCATTGTCGTATCTCATAACGGTTTGTTGCCATCTACGTTTTGAAACAGTAAATGTAACTTGGTCTCTTATCTCAACACCAAATTTAGTAAATAGATCTCCTTCACCATCGAAGCCATCGATGTTGTCTACATACATTTCTAATAAATAATTAGAATTAAAGCTTGATACTGGGTCTTCTCTAAAAACAGGATCTACATTCACTAAATCACGTGGCATATAATATAAATCTTGTCCATATATCTTTATGGATTCTATAATTAAGTCTTCATATAAATTCTGCTCAGACCTTGCACCAGCACTGAAATAAATATTTCGCATATTATTATCCTACAAACATAGCTACTGGGTCTTCGTGTTCTAGTCTTAACTCCTCTTGCAATCGTAAAATCTCTTGAGTTGCTGATTCATATATAGCATCGCCATTCATTGATACACCACCAGGAAGTTGCATTCCTGAAAATTTTATCAAGTTCGAACCCCATTGCTGTTTGATCAGTTGAGTACCATATAGCTTTAACCATTTGTCATTCCATACACTTGTATGTGCATTTTCGTCAATCTTAATTAAAGCTTCTATTACAACAAAGCTATTTTCTTTGAGTGTTTCATCTTCGAAATCACCATGAATGTAAACTCTTTGCTGATGATAAGCATAATCGTGTTGAGGATGGCCGTTTAGTGTCATATCTAACAATTGAGTATATTGTTGTATTTGACTGAAGTATCCAACATCACCTAGAAATGATGTCATGTTTGTAATGTCGTGAAGCATCAATTGATACTTTACGTCAAACATACTAGATCCCATAGATGAGAGCTGAAATGGCAAAACTCTCTTTACTTGTAGGACATTAGCTGGCACTGTAATATACTTGTTTGTCACATCAGCTGCTGTTAACTGATGCTTAATGTAAGTACGTAACATTGAATCGTTGTGATATTCTCTGTAATATTCTAAAGCTTGGTCTACTCGATCATCTAGCTGATCT